CTAGGGCTCCCAAGAGCTGAAAAGGTAATTGAGATAGGGCTGACTTCATAGTACTCAAATATATATATATTAGGAGTTGCAACATCAGAAACAAACATCATAGCAGGAAATTGAAAGCTAATAACGTTACTTCCATTTACATGGGTAGTTAGAACAGGTTCATCAAAATCAGTTATACCACTTGCATACTTATACATCGGAGTTGGGATTCCTCCCTGCAAACTTTCAGGTATAGTACAATTGAAAAGGTCTGTTAAAGTAATCCCATCACAAGAAGTATCTCCTGATGCAGCATATACAGGAAGTATTTCTCCTGCAAGACCTATCTTAGATTGGAAGTCAACGCTTGCAAATAGTTCAGATACCGAGTTATAATCTTGAGTAAGGGTATACAGAAAGTTTAATATCCTGTCTGTAGAAACTTCAGTAGGAGAGTTTGTAACGCCACTTGCATTTGCAAAACTAGAATGAGTAAAAGAAAGTGCAAGGTCTATAGTAGCTCCCGTTTTTAAATTACCCTCTGCGTTGGTAAGGTCAAGGTTTAACTTTGAGTTGTTTATATCCTGAACAGAAGCCCAAGTATATTGAGAAGTTGAGCGTGTATACCCAAGTTCTTCAAATCCAATCGGGACACTAATAGGGTCTGTACGATAGTTAAATTGAGTGGGGAAGCCCTTTCTATTTAAATCCCATCCATCTACATAGTTTCCGTACATAAGCCTATTGCCCATAACGGTTTGCGCTTTAGCTAAAAGAGGGACATTGTCATACAGTCGGAGTATCTCAGAAGAAGGAAGTACAGTAAATATTTTGCTGTTAGAAAATAAAACTGTATCAAATTCATTACTCGGAACACCATCATTCGCTTTATCTATCTTCTCGATAACTTTGATAATATCGCTAGTCATCTCCTTAAATAGAAGGTCTATACCAACTACTAAAGGACCTCCGGTTCGATAGGTTATTTGGCAAGCATTTGTAGAGTTTACCATCCCTTCATTTAAGTAAGACTCGTTGCTTAAATAATATTGGTCAGGCACAAAAGAAGGGGCAGAAAACTGTGATATAGCAGAGTACTCATTGTCCTCATATTTATACCTATACGCAAAAGAAAGAAGGCGGTCTTCTAAAAAGTTATCTTCTCCTTGAATGTTAACAGTAACGATAGTAGGTGCATCAATAGGAGGTGCTTTTACAACAAGGATATCCTCAGCAGAAAACCCATCTATGTTAGATGCAGGGTCAGCATAGTTTTTATTAACGTTTATCCTCCTAGGTTGGTTTAAATCGTCAGTGAAAAATAACAGGTTATCTATTAAATTAATCCCTGTAATAAGATATGTCTTAGAGAAATTAAGAGTAGTGTTAACACCTCCTCCATCGTTAATACTAATAACGTGATAGGTAAGTGTTAAAGTTGTGGTATTGTAAGAAACAATAAGGTCCAACTTCCCTGTGGCTCCTACAGTAAAACTTTCATCATGGATAAACCAATACATAGTCTCTTGCTCTCCGTCAGCAAAAGCGCCTATACATGTAGCGTCATCGCTTAAAGGTGTTCCGTCTATATACTCAAGAGTAGTAAGCCTGTTATTACCCTTAGAGTTTTCTACAGACCCAACTTCCGAAGCCTCAGTAGAACCAAGTCGGATATTTAAAGCATCAATATATTCTCCGTCCGGGATAAGTCTCTCATCCACGACTTTGTTCATGCGACCCGCAATGAAATTCCTTATAGTATTTGCCATATTACTTTAACCATTTGTCTTTGCCACGCATGTTCATTAACAAACGGCCCGGATGAATATTACTTAGACGAATTTTAGCATTGCGAAGTAACGCAGCTTTCTCTTTGCGTGCTCGCGATACAATATACTCTTGAACACCTAACTTAGAGTTAAGTATAGAGTAGCGAATATAAGCATATACAAATTCCTCAAACAGTTTGTTAATAGTTACACTAGCGTCATTTCCGTTCTCCATACCATCAGACACGTACTCAAGCGTTACCAATTTATTGTTCATACCTGAACTAAAATTAATTACACCTCCCTTTTTATCTATAGAAAAAGTAGGGTTAACATTTGCCGTTTCAGTATTTAATCCAAATCTTGCACCTATTCCATAAGAGAAATACCAATTACCTTCAAATTCCCATCCTTCCGTTCCGTTGTAAGGACTATTAGAATTAAGGTATATACTTCTTTTACCTCCTGTAATACGCTGATAAGACATATCAGAGAACTCAGGTTTTAAAACATTTCCATCTTGGTCAAATAAAATCTTTGAAGCATTGTCTTGTATATAAGCATTGCTCCAATTGGTTTGGATATTTTCCGTTAAAGGAAATAACAAGCCGTCTCTATACTCTGAAATACGAACCCAATTAACGTAGTCCTGAGGGAGGATATACCTCAAAGCCTCACCTACGGATAGCTCAAGGATTTTAACCTCTTTAAAGGCATCGTAATTGAGCTCCATGATAGCTCTCTTAGCATGGAAGAGAACTTTAAATCTGTCTTCGTTATTTACAAGAGAGTGGTTTCCACTGTAAATCAACATAAAGTTGTTTACAATATCCGAGAGAGAGACGAATTGATACGACCCCCAATTTTCATTAGTAGGCATAGCACCTTCATTCTCGTAATAACTATAATCTGTGATATACGGCATTATGCTTGTTGTTGAAGGTTTTTAGTTTCTTCAGCCTGTGCGTATGTATACACATCCATCTCTCGAATAGATATACCGCACATCTGTAAGATTAAATTTACTAACTGTGGTTCATCATCAATAGGAATCTCAAAGTCTTGGAAGTCAGCTTGACTATCGTCAAACACAGGCTCTCCTCCTGTAATTACAGAATATGTCCAATTGGGGTCAAAAGGATAGCGGATATATTGCGCTTGAACTTGATTAGCTGCATTAATAGTAGCAGGGAAAACAGTTAAAAGATTACCTTCAATAGTATAAGCAGGAAAAACTGTAGTAGGTGCTAGTAACATAGAGTTATTTAGCATAGTGATTTTACTATGTGTAACAGCCTCTGCCTCTCCTGTAAATACCGAAGCAGCGGTAAAGCATAAGACTTTGTTTAAAAGGTAGAAGTCATCTGAAGTAGTTGCTATAGAAGGAAGGTTATATACATTAGTTCCCGGAGTAACAATAGATAAATTATTTGTAACAGAGAAGATATCTATAGACTCTGAGATACCCTTAGAAGCATCAGCATACTCAGTGCCTGACATACGTGCATTCTCTTTGTTTAAAGCGTTATTGTAGTCTGAGAAATAGTTCTCAAAAATTGTAAGCTGTGCTTGTTTAGCAAACAAGTTAAAGTCTGCCGGAGATATATACCCATAATTATTCTTATTGAGTACGGACAAGACTGTGTTTCTAACGGAATTTATCATGAGTAAACCTTTCCTCAAAGATAGACAAAAAAAAAGAGCCACTAATAGCAGCTCCTTTCTAATATGTATTGTCAGTAAGTACTCTTAAAATGCAGTAACTGCAACATCATCAACCTCTTCTCCCATAGGGACAGCTACATCCCATACAGGTCGTGTCCAACTTGTTTGAGCAGCTTGTACACATGCAGCTTGGATAGCTGAAACCATGGCAAAAGTAAAATTAGCGCTGTTAGTAACAGAGTAGTGATAGGTAGCGTCATCAGAGCTATAAATTTTAACCTCACTTGCGGTTGCAAGTTCAGCGAATAATCCTTGGCCTACAGGTATTAGCGCTTGCTTAGAAGCGCCTGTTTGTATACGAATATATTTTATCATGGGAATACAGTTAATGCGATTGAAGTTACGACAACTCCTGAAGGTATTTGAACTTCAACTTCAGAGTTTTGCCAAGTAGTTGCAGAAGCTCTTTCTAAAGCTGTGTTAATGTTTACAAGCAATACTGCTGTATCTGCATTACTTCCTGTTGTTACCAATTTGTAGTGATACAGAAAAGCATTTTGGTTATAAAGCCTTGTTTCTGTTGCATCTACCTTATCCGCAAATAAGCCACTCCCGACGGGAACGTTATGAACACCTGCGGCAGTGTTAAATTTAAGGTACTTTTGCATCTTTAAAAAATTAGATGATTAATAAAAACCAAATATACGCATAAAAAAAGGGACGCAAATTGCGTCCCCTTTAGTTCTATATGTAGTAAACCTATAGGTATGTTTCCAACATCTTTAAAGCTTCAACACCATCATCAGTAATAAAGTATGACTCACATGCAGACAAAGACTCTTCTCCGAAAGGAATTGTAATCATTCTTTTCTTAGTCTGAGATGTAT